CGGTTGACCGTTGATGGCCACGCCGACCCCCCGCCGGAGCCGGCAGGGCCGGTCGCACCTGTGGCGCCTTGCGGTCCTTTGAGCGAAACCCCAGCGTCCGTCCACCTCCCGGAGACATTCTGCCAGACCTCTCCCGTCGCGAGATCGACGTAGCTGTCACCCGCAGCGCCGAGCCCACTACCCGGGGCGCCCGTGCCGGCGCGGAAACTCTCGCCGTTCGCTCCAGGTATTCCTCCGCTACCCGTCGCCAATTCCCACTGCGCCGAAGTACCGTTGAACGTCAAAACATAGCCGATAGCCGCCCCAGTGGTCGGAAGGTCCGTGAGTGCGATCAAACTCAACAGAGTTGAAATCGGAAGCGCCGAGCCGCCATCATCCGAGCGCAGCACCTTGCTGGCGCGCGTCGCGCCTGCCGATGCCCCCAGCGTCGAAAGCGGCTGCTCCGTGCCCGACATTTCAGCACATCATCCTGTGACCAGATCGGCGCCGCTGCCGGTTGTGAGATACGCACCGCCTCCTGTAATGAGGTACGCACCCACACCAGTCATACCCGACGCAACATAAAACGGGCTTAATACAAAGGTACCGGTAATCGAACTGGTCAGTACTAATTTTTTTTCACGCATGTGGCACCAGATCAAAGGTCAAATTGATGGTAAATGACTGAGTAGTAAACTCATTCGGCGGCGTGGAATTATCAAAAAATTTTACCGCCGCGGTAAGCGGTACCGGCATGCCCGGATTAGGCACTTCCGCCCATGTCAGAGTATCAGAGGCGGTGGCAAACAACCAAATAGAATAGTCGTTTTTTGCCACGTCGAGCGCGTTCGGCCCGATCAAGGTCAAGGTCACCGAAAGCGGTATAGCAGTTATAGGTACTGCCGGGTTCCACAAAGCGGCGCTTGCGCCCCAGGTTACCACGCCGGGCAGAGTGACAACACCCGCATAGGAAAAAGTGTCACCTTGCCGATGCCAAATTGTACTATTGCCAAACGGTCCCCATGCTGACATTTAGCATTCCTGAATTTGGTGACGGGGCATGAGGGTGCCAGTTACCCACCCCGTCGTATCTTACTGGCTTCTGGTTTACGGCAACTCTTGACGTGCCGTAACTTTGCGGAAAATCCGCATAATCTACGTTAGTACATCGGGAATAATTGGCTCGGGAGTGCAACGACAATTATAGATACAACCAGGATGGCTACGCTCACCCTTCTGTCCTGAAATTGGTGGGGTATCCCACCGATGAAAAGTACCATTCAATTTACGATGACTACCTTTTGCAAAAGTGTTCAATCTGGCGAACTCGGCCGGGGGTAACAAAATTGACGGCCTTACAACTTCGTCACCTACCGTCCGCCAGATATATCCAGGACTACCAATATATTCAGCCCTGGCCTTGGTAATTTCCGTTGATGCTCGCGCTACTTCGGTGCGTGCGATCAGATTGGCCCGACTTTTCATCACCAGACCGGTCGCCATGATTTCTTCGGCGATTACGGGGTATCTGGCGCCAGTATAAAGATTACCGACTGCTAAATTCTGCACCCGCTCGGCGGCAGCGGTAGGTAAGCTGGTGATCAAGTCTACCTGCCTCGCCAAACTTTCGGCCACCACAGTACCGATCGGCGCTGTGTAAATTTCCTTCCGCATCGCCTGACCCATCGACTCGATGCGGAGTTTCCAGGCCCTTTCGTTGCGTCGCGCTACCTCATGCAGCATTCGCTTGGCAACTGCCGCTGCCCAGGGCTTGATAATTTTGGCATAGCGGGTGAGGATGCCGGTGAGCTGGTCGAGCTGATCTGGTGTCAGCGCGGTATTGCTATCCTGAAAACCTTTAATGATATCCTCAATGTGCTTGCACACACGTCTTATTGCGGCAGCATATTGGTATTCTGCTCGGCGAGCATGTTCAAAAGCATCTCGCTCGCGCCGGGACTCCTGCCGCTTCTGGCGCGAGGCCGCATCAAACGCGAGCATGAAGCGAAAACCATCAACAGGGAAAAGGCCGGACCGTAGCCGAACAGCTACCGCACCCTTGGCAATAGCCACAAGGGGATGGTCCGACGAAGCCGCTCTAGCGGCTCATCGAAAGCATGTCAAGGGGGAAAAGCGGGGGATGGCCGGGATAACCGGTACCCACCATCCCCCACTTCCCCATCAGGCCGCCTGCGCGTGGGCAGCCAACAGTCGTGATCAGGTTGTCGGTCTCTCCCGACTGTCACCGCGGGCTGACTATTGGCTTTGCGGTCGCGCCTATAGGAGCGTCAGCTACCCGGGGCGGCTCCATGCCGGATTGCGTCCCCGTTCGGTATGGTTTGCGCGCGTCCTTTCCAGACCTCGCCGGCACCGAAGTATTCGCATGCTATACCAGATCAGTCGCCTCGCCGCAAGCGTGGCCTTGTCACCGATGGCTTGGCCGCTGGCGCCTGCCAGTGCCGACCGAACAAGTGCACGCCACCCGGACAAAATGACAAAACGGCGATCGCCCGGGCCAGCCGGTTGAACAAATCAGCAGCCTGCCCTTTCTGTTTGCTGCCAAAAAGTAACACGTCGCCTTTTTCGGCCAGCACCTGACCAAACGCCGTAGTCAGCTTTGTCAGGACCGCCGCGGCGCGCGAACTCCATGATGTTCAGTGGCACCGCAGCGTCAAGTGTCATCACCAACAACGCAAACATCAGGTCCTCCGGACATTCCTGACTGCCTTGGTCGGCGCCGACTTGACCTTGACCACCAGCCCCAGCCGACGCGCCTGTGCGCCGACCGTCGCCGCGGTGAAGCTGCGGCCGAATTCGGCCACCATGGCGGTGGCGATCACGGCATAGGTCGGATGCTTCACCGGTCCGGAAAAGAAGGTCGCGAGAAATGTCTTTTCAGCATTGGACCAGCGCTGCACCTTACGAGCTGCCTTGGCTTCAGCAATGGCGGCCCGGTTCACCGCGTCATCGCGCTGCCGCTGCATCAGGGCGAGGTGTTCGATCATCTGCGCCCGACTGTACTGGATTTCGTCCAGCGCTACGTTGGCACCGCGGACCGCGGTTGCGGTAGCAGCAATGCCGGTGGCGATGCCGGTTTTGAACAACCCCTTCCACGTAATTTTTCCCAATTCGCGGAAGCCTACCACCCGGTCATCGGCGAGGCGAAATCCGATGACCGACGGCGCCACCACTTGCCCGGACTGATCGATCGTAAGGTTTTTGTTCATCGCACATTCTCTCCGTTCGGACCACGGTCAAACCGCGTCACCGTTGTAGCGGACTGACCCGGGGTCTGGATAAATTCGGTATCACCGAACCGAGTAATCGTGGTTGCTGGCTGCCCCGGTGTTTGAACGAGCGCCGTGTCACCAAACTGAGTGACCGTCGAAGCGGGCTGCCCGGGAGTTTGAATAAATGACGTTTGCGCCAGCGCCACCGCAGGCGACGCCAGCAAGCTCAGCACGGTCGTGATAAGGCGTACCATAGTACCCTCCGTTGAATCGTCCAACCGGAATGGCCCCGCCAAATTAGTTTGTCAAGGGGAAAAGGTAAAAGTCATATTAGTTTTTGGCCGAATTTGCGTACGCCGCCGGCCCGCGGTCCTGATCCTTCAGCCGTTCAACCTCGGCGTCCTGAATCACCACCGCCTTGTCATAGTCGTCAACCAACTCGCCGTCACCGGGCTTATATGGCGCTGAAGTCATGTCGTGTACCATAAATACCACATCAGGACGGCCGGCGTTGTATTTTTGCATCCCTTGATAATCCCAGCCCTCGGGGGCGAATTGATCGTCGAACTTCACCCGGGCGACGGCACGGAAATTATTCTCGGCGTAAAGCCGTGGCAACACGGTATCGAAGCAATCCAGCTTGCGTCCACCTTGATCAACCGCCAGCGCCAACAATGGTACTGACACCTTTTTGTATGGCGCATCGGAGTGCTTGAACACCGACACGATATCGTTACCCTTCAGGGCGAATCCAGTCTTCTCATCAGAAGTCAGAAACATCCGCATATCTTTGTACTCGGAGGGATTATAGAGGTGCACCGCGGCACCGGAAGCGTTGGCTTTCTTACCGGCGTCGATCGCGGCATGGAATTCATCGGCATCAGCAGCTTCATGCAAATCCAGCGCAGGAGCACCCAGGATAGCAAACCGCTTCTGGGCCTCGCCGCTTGCAGTGAAATTCCCTACAAGCCCCCCGCGTCCGTCAGGGCCTTGATTGCTTCCGCGCGGGTCAGCAGCGGGTGCTGCTGCATGACTGCTTGGATCAGCTCTTCGTCGCTCGACGGGGGCCAGCGGAATGACACCGCCGGCCGTGCCGGCTGATCCTGCTTTGTTACCGGAGGTGCTTCCGGCGGCCGGGGTGGTTCGTTCGCCACTGCTTGTTCCTTTCACAAATTCACCCGCATTCTGCGGTTGCCCCCGCGGATGTTTTGACGGATCGAATCCGATGTCATCGCGGACGCGACTACGCCATTGTTCCACCACGCGACCGCTGTCAAGGTAATTTACCGTCACGGTCATCGGACACCTTTATTCATAGCGGCATTACCCCCCGTCGATAAACGCCTGCGCCTCATCCGGGCTCAGGTGCATGCCGAACATCGTCGGCGCCACCCGATCGCCGGTATAGGGCTGCCACTGGCTTTCAGCCCAAATGTCTTCCACCGGGCCGAAATTGCCATAATCCAGCCGGCGGCGATATAGCGCGCCGTCCAGCTCAAAATAATCGTATGTTATCATGATCCCTCTCTATTCACCGGCAACGGCGGCCAGCAAGCAGGGTCAGATATATGGGAACTAAATACCAACCAGCCATTCGTACACGCCATCACCACCAGAAAACCAACCATGGCCCACATTACCCGCTCCCGGAAACGCACCCGATGGTTGTGATCTACCATTACCTTATGCAGCTCACGTTCCTGCTTTTCAATCAGGAACCGCTTACGATCTAGTTCATCCTGTGGCATTTTTCCACGCCTCATCATAGAGCGCCTTCGATCGCGCCTCGTTGTCCAAGTAGGTAGCTTTTTCCTCCGGCGTCCATGTGTTTCGCGGCTTGGTCTCCAGAGTCCGCATCACCTCATACATTTTGTGTCCAGCCGCCTTGGCTACCAGCATGCCTTTCAGGTGCACTTGCACCTCGCTGATAATGCCGTTCGGCAACTGCACCCGCAGATTCAGGTCGCGGTAGCCGGCGTCGGTTGGTCGAGAAAACTTATCCTTGGGCTCCCCCGCCAGCTTCATACCACTATCTTTTAGCTTTTGCACGACATTTTTTAGCTCGGGCAATGTGTCAACCGCGATGGTACACCGCGCCACGTCCATCAGCCGAGACCAGTCACCGTGGTAATCGGACATGACCTTTTCCGCCGCACGCTCGCGACCTTTCAGCGACGCGATAAAAAGCTGGCCACCGGGCTTCTGCAGGGTTGCGACATCCGGCTTCGCCTCATTGGTAAATCCCATTTTTGAGATAACACCATTACCGCGATCAAGCCAATCCTGGAGCTGGTCGAGCGCCACCGCCGACTTGGCGTACAAATCTTCCTCACCTTGGATCGGCTGGTGCGGCTGCGATGGCAGGCCCTGGTATTCCGCCGGGCTGAAAAACTCCGGCGCCTCCGGCGGGCGCTGAGCCGGCGCTGGCGCCTCGGTGGCAGCAGGTGCCGGCTGCGCCTTGGCCTGCGTCTGGGTAGCGGCCTGCGGCGGCGGAATGGTAGACGCGGGCGCCGGCTTGGCTACCGGGGCCTTTAACTTGGCACCAGCCTTGAGCGCGGTCGCCGCCACCGGGGCCTCGGAGAACTGGCCAGCATTCTCCGGCTGGCCACGCGGGTGTTTGGCCGGGTCGAAGTCGTCAACAATGTAGTTGATATCAAGTACCAGGATCGGCATCAGTATCATCTCCCCGCACACGTACCATGTTGGTATCGTAAAACCCGTCCGGCCGATCGGCGTACTGCTCAGGAAAATGCAGCGGGATCGGGGTACCGTTGATCAGCGCGAAAAAACTGCGCTGGCCGTCAGGCGATTGACTAATCCAGTAGCCATTGCGTGGCAGCGTTGTGTCACTCATATCAGCGGTTCCCCAGTCAGGTCGCACCATAGTCGCCGCGCCCGCGCCCAGCGGCCCATGAACTGCGGCACCGTGACGGTCTGCGGTTGGGCGTAAAATCCGGCGATACCCTCCTTCAGTGCCTCGGCCTTTTCGCGCAGCTCGGCACCCCGCGGATGCGTCTCGGCCAGCGCCTGCATGCGCGTCACCAAATCCGGTCCTGTGTCATTCATAGGTGTCTAATCCATTCCTGTGCAGCGCCTGTTTCAAGCCGAACAGGGTGCGGAAAAAACACTCCTGCGCGACGTGAAACGGCATGTTAAAGGCCCGTGCGCTCGGCGCGAACAGCATGGCATAGCACTCGGCGACAATCTCGCGCTTATCCTGCATGTAGTAGCTCGCCGCCCGAGATTGCGCTGGTGTAAGCCTATTTTCATCCCGGTTCAACAGCCGAATCACCTCCGGGTCATCCGACAGGGCATTGCCGAGCTTCAGGTCGATCGCGTGGCCGATTTCGTGCGCGGCGATGGCGTAGTACGGCGCACTGGCCAGGGCGGTGGTGCCATCCGGCAGCTTGTAGCCATCCGCCACGGTGATCGTGTCATTGGCCCGGTCGTACAGACCGACATAGGAGTCAGCCTTGACCGCCATATTCAAGCCGCTAGTACTTATCACGCCCTTAGTGTAGAACTTGGTATTTTTCAACAGGGCGCGGTGCGACGCCGGCAGGCCAGCGATCAGCTTCCGGGTCTCGCCAGTATTCCGCAGCACATGAGAATCCGGATCGCGGATAACATCGATGCCGGTCTCGGCTTTGAATTCCTCATTGGATTGCGTGGCATATTTGTAATCGTCCAGCGGTTCCGGTCGCGGGACGCTGTTGCCGCCGCCGAGCTTCGTCACCGGCACGTCACCGGTCACCGTGACATGCGGGGCAGTGGCCGCCTGCTGCGCCTGCAGATAATCCAACCAGCCACGAATGTACGATTTGTCATCGTCATCGTAGAATGAGTTATTCAGCTTGTCTTTCAGACTGGCGATCTTGTTGGTGGGGCTGATGCTGGTGCTGGTCGCGAGGTAGTAGATCGGCGCCAGCTTGTGCCTGGAAAAGTCACTCGGTGCGCCGGGCTCGGCGGTCGCTTCCCGGCCCTGGACTGTATGCCCTGACGTGGCACCCGACACGCTGGCGAACTCACCGGCATTCTCCGGCTGGCCACGCGGGTGCTTAGCCGGATCGAAGGCGTCGCCATAACGCCAGCGCTCGGTCACTTTGCCGTCGCCAATGAAATTTACTGAGATTGCCATCACCGAAAAACCTTTATGGTGCAGTACGCCGAAAGAAGTAGCAGTAGCACCCAAAGCACGTGCCCGATAAGTTTTACCCAGAACGGCTCAAGCAACACCCACCACCAATGATCGGGCTCGTGCCAATCACCACCGCCCAAATCCTCGCCGAGAAAACAAAACCATTTCATTATTTTGGACCTACCAAAATTGCCGGCGGACGGGGAATTTTCTGTGTCAAACTTCGCCAAATATGTAGGACATAAGGATGGTGATTAATGTGATCGACGGGCGGGACATGAAGCTGGTAAGCGGTTTCGTCGTCACGAAAAAACTTTCTTTTTACAAACTCCATCTCATCCCATGTCGGCGGTGCTGCCTGGAAACTGATACGTGATCGAAGCCCATGGCGACCGCAGCAATCACCCTAATCGTGCCGCCGTCTACCGGGCTGGGTAGCTCAAAAAATCCTGACGTGTCATCGCCGACGCTGCCGAATTGCACGATGATATCCATCCCGGTCAGCCGAAAACGATCAAGGGTCCGTAAATCACGCATCTTGACATTCTCCCGTGTGACGGCGTAGCCTAGCACGGTTTCCAACCAGGAGGTAAACGGTCATGTCATCGAATAACCCCTACCTTTCGCAACAAGTCCCCAAACACGATCCAAAGGTTGCCCTGCTACAAGCAATGGGGTTCGCCAACCCTGAGCCTTCCGCCGAGGCGTATTCCGCCCACATACCGCCAAATCCGGATGCCATTGAGCGACTCAACATCGCCAGCGGCGCCGGCCTTGATATAGTGGTTGCCAGCCAATTCGGCATGCTCCGCGATGTCTTACTCGGCGGCAAGCTGGAAAGCGATGATCAATTTCGCCACCGCGTGCTGAATGACATTCTGGCAAAAAAACAGCTCAACGTCGCCAGCGGCGCCAGCCTCGATATCCTAGCCAGTAGCCTGACCAACCAGTTCCGTCGCGTGCAACAAAATGGTACATTTGAAAGCGATGATCAGTTTCGCCGTCGTGTGCTGGACAGCGCAGCAGCCGACCGCCGTGCCGCGTACAACACCGAGGCATGGAAAGCGTATTTAATTGACACCCGGGGATTTGGGCCGACACAGCAAGAGCCCGAACCGACCCCGGCCCCGATCAAGCCTCCTACCGTCGCCGAGCCGCTACCGTGCCCTCGCTACAAGTCCAGCATGGCGCGAGTAGGGCTGTTCCTGCCGTAGAAATTGGACTAACCCGGTGTGGTAAATTCAACCGGTACCACACCGGGCAGCATGCTGATCACGGTCTTGCCTGATATAATAAACAAAGCACATTCCTTAGCCATACCAACCGAAATTTCCCAGCTCACAGCTTTCAACAAAATAATACCTTTAGCCGCGGCAACCATCTTCTCATCCTGCTCCATCCATATTTCATAGTCCACAGGATCAAGCCCGCCAGCCATGGCGATCGGGTGGCTATGCGCAATCGGGGAAAACACATGAACTCGGTGACGGATCAACAGCGCTGCGTTTTCGCAGGCGAGATGGAACGCCGCATCCATACCGTACGGGTATTTGTTGTACGGCGTTGCTAAGTACCAAAAGCTCATCCGATCCTCCTTAAAGCGTTAGCAGCACACCATACCTACTGCCAACTACCAGCACGGTCAAGGCACACAAAATAAGCCCTTGCGTCGGCCAAAATTAAATGCTTAATGCCGTCTCCCGCAACCCTTTGGAGAAAACCCGCTAGGAGGTGGCCCATGGCAGATTTGTACACAATCTGGCTGTACGCGACGCATTATGGCTATGGTGTGATAATGGAACTGGTCGTTGATCTCAGCGACCAGTTTGTTGTCCACTACATCGTCATCGTGATCGTGAAGGCTAGCGCTGTGTCGAGCGTCGTCGCCGTGGTGAGGCATATCCACGTCCGGCGGAATAGCTCCGGTAAGTAAAGGTACTCGCGCTGGATAAATGCCCAGCGCGAGTACCTCACTGCGTTCCTTCCATCCCATCGTCATAATGGCGAACTGGTACCGACGACGTCGGCGGTGGGGTCTGCTCGGCATGCTGGGCACGTCCCTCCAGCCACACTGCGACCTCGCCGGGCACCGAAGCGGCGCCCCGGCACCACTGCCGCACCTGCCCCTCTTGCCGGGCCACCTGCCGCCCCAAACCGCGCTGTGACCAGCCAAGCAGCCGGAGGCAATCACGGAGCCGATCCGGCGTCACAATGTCACCGAAGAAGCACGAACTGCCTCATCCTTGAGTATAGCAAGCACCTCGTCTATTACCTCCGAATTAGTCGGACGACTTCCAAGCGCACCGTCCAATGAAGACAGCACCTGCCGAGCGGCATCAGGCAATCCCATACCGCCCCTAACACAGCGTACTATTTCATTGGCAAAAAAACCATTACTCATCACACGTGGCCCTTAATCACCTTGGACGCCTTGCGCAGCGCTGCCTTGACCTTCTTACGTGCTACGGTCTCGGCCAATTGCCACGTAGTGAATTGGTAATCACTGTATAGACTACCGTCCACCACGAAGTCATAACTCCAGCCGTTATCCGTCTCAAAAATGTTGATCCGGTAACCGCGAAAGACAATCGAATGTGCCATCAGGCCAACCTCCTAAAAGTACTTACTCGCGCAGATCGGACCGATACCCAGATTAGGGTCGGTCAATTCCCTGCCACAGCAAGAGCACGATCCGGTTCGCATGCCGTATGCCTTGGCCGCGGCGTGTGGATCGGCAGCAGCCGCCACGATCCGGGCCTTGGTGGCGTCGTCACAGCTCCTGACCGGGTGGAACTGACCGGCATTGATCTTGCCAAGGTATTCGTCACCTTCCTTGACATAGAGGCTACCGACGTTCTTGCCGCTCAGCGGCGCCAGCGAAAAGGTAAAGGTGTCGAGCCGCAGCTTCGGCCGCTTGATGCCCTTGTCCTGGGCCGAGGCGAACGCAACCTCAATCGCTTCCACGGTGATCGCTGCCGCGGCATTGGTGTTGATCTTACCGGTGCCCTCGCAAGCGAAGCAAGGACGGCCGGGGCTGTACTCTCCGCTGCCGGCGCACTTGGGGCAGTCATCCGCCTTAAGCACCACGCCTACCGAGCGCTGCAGGCCGGTGCCATTACAGGCAAAGCAGTTGCCTACGACACGGCCGGTGTAGCTGGTGAATTTTCCTTTGCCGTGACATTTCGGACACATGACAGCGGTGGTGTCAACCGGCGCCGTATCACCGATCACGTCGAGCCCGAACAGGGCTGACAGATCAGTGTCGGGGGTTAACCTACTCATGGAAACCATCCTCATCAGCCGGGCAATAGCGCCTCGGCAAGAGGATTTGTAGCAGGTTGGCGGAAAATGTCAAATGTTTTTTTAGAATGGGTTTTCATCGCCGGCCAGCATCGATCGCACGGCGTTATCCTTGGCCGTCAGCAGATCGCGCAACGCCCAGGTTTTCTCCGGATTATCCGGCAGCATTTCGTCCAGCCGCTTGGCCATCTCGCCGAACGGTTTGGACACTTCCTTCAGTCGATCCGGCAAATGTCCATAACCGAAAAACTGCAACAGACGGTTTGGCATTTTTCAACGTCCTTTATCCGGGCAAAAATCCCCCAAAACCCACGCTTCACGATTGGTCATCAAGCAATGGATACACTGCGCCTCACCGTGACCAACACGCGACGGTCCCCACTCATGCCGACGCCGCTGCTGATTCCGAACCGGGAAGGGGATAACGTTGTCTTTTGTTGAGACGGTTTCCACGTCCTGCAACTTAGGGCTCATTGATAAACTTTTCCATTCGGAGCGTACGAATTCGGTTCGGAGGGAACTACATCATCCAAAGGTACAACCTGACTTTCACTGTTCCCGAACCGATTTACCAGATACCTTTTTCCATTGACTACTACTATTTCCATGTCATTTTCATTTACATTTTCATTTACATTTTCATTTACATTTTCATTGTCATCCGTCGGCGTCTCAGCACCGAGGTCGCTGTCGGAAGTCTGTACGATTGGCTCATGGTTGTCAACCCCGTATTTCCAGGAGCCCAGCCACCGCCGGAATTCCGGGAAACTCATGGTGTGAACCCTGCCAGCCATCACAGCCCCGAGACCATCTGTGTAGGAGGCGTAGTACGCCTGCAGGGCACTCGCCTTGTCGGGAAATCCCAAAAGAGTTTTGTGTTCGTCAAAAGACTTATCGTCAGGATGCAACTGCTCCAACACATATACACTATCGGCCTCCGGGTCCGGGCCGATAAAAGCATCCATCTGTTCATCTGGACCTTCCGCTGAGGATGTCCCACTGATGTAGCCATAATCCGCCGGCATGTTATTCACGACCCAGCCATTTCCGCTGCGCCGCTCACCTTTGGCAGTTTCGATCACCACTGGAATATCGCGAATCATACGGATACTCAGGCGATCGGCGAACATCCGAGCGACCAGCGCCTTGGCCGAACTGCGGTCGAGCGGCCCGAAGCCGTACCGCTGCTGGACGTACTTTTTGGCATCGTCCGGACTACGCGGCTGATGACGCGCGAAATCCATCCGACCCCTGACATGCTCCCGAGCCTGCTCGCGGTTGCGCGGCAGGTGCTGTTCGAACGCCAAGGTCTCGCGCACGTAGCGCTCCGGATCGGCCGCCGCGGCGGCGTCATCGTCGGCTTTGCCATTACCTGCCCCGGCTGGCGCCGAAGCATGCAGGCCGGGCATCGCAATGCCCTTGCCACCGGGCGTAGGGTGGCCACCAGCCGGCTGACCGGACTGTGGCTGCCCAGGAGCACCGGGATGCGGCGGCTGGCCCTGGGCGCCCTCCATGCCAGGGATGCCCATCCCCATGTCGCCCTCGCCGGGCTGTGGCGGCTGCGCGTCGGCGTTTTTGATATCCTCATCGGTGATATTCGACCACACCCCGGTCAGGTCGGACTGCTGGCGCAATTCCTTGAGCACGGTCTGCGCTGAGATCACGCCCTGTTCAAAAGCACCGAGTACCGCACCGGTCGTGGTATTGGCGATATTTGCTTTTTCCGCCTCGGTGCATTGCCAAAGCGGATTAAAAGAAAAACCGAAGCCGTTCGGCAGCGGCTGGCCGAACAGACTGCGAAACGCCACGTCAAGGACACGGGTCAACGGGCGGCGCACTTTGGTTTCTTGCTGCGCTTTTATCGAGTCATAATAATTCCGCATATCGCTTTCACCGGTCGAATTCATACCCGCGGGACTTTGACCGAACAGGCGGGTCAGTGGGATTTGACAGGCACCTGATAGCTGCTGCGCAAGCTGTACCAAAACGTCAGATACGCCACCAAAGGTGTAATCGTGGGTTTCCCACACGTCTTCTTTGTCAATTACCGTGATACCCTCATTCGACTGCATCATACGCATGATACGAATTTGATTCAGGAACGCGGTGTACGCCGTGCCACCCATGGCGATCAGCTCGCGCAGGTTCGGCACCGAGTAGGTACGGATATGCGAGCGGTACAGGAGCTGAGCGGCACCGGTCGTGCCGGAGTCGAAAGCCACCATGCGATCGTACAGTGGTTCGATGACGCTGATGCCCCAGCCCTGTTCTGACATCCGCTGATAGTACGGAAGTTTAATCCCCTCAAAACGGATAACCCTGGAATAATGTATCGTCATTGCAGGTACATCATTGGACATGCCAATGCTGCGGTAATATCTCGGCAAACCATAATCGGGACCAAGCTCGGTGACGGTGTCATTCAACGACGGCTCAATCTGCCAGCGATCAAATGCCAACAAGCCGCGGAAACTGCCTTGAGTAACGGTATCAATACGAAGTGGCTCGGAAGGGTCCTGGCCGTCGATCAAGATCACTGCGATAGCGCCACCGTACAGGCGTGCCCATTTGATCGTGTCATTAAGGGTTTCCCAAATCTGAAGATCAAGAATAGTTTTTCCCAGCTCATCGATAATATCCGGCGCGATGTCGCTATCGATGTTAATCCCCTGTCGAGTCATATCGTCCGCCGGGGCGTCAACAATTTGCTTGACGATCCAGGAGCCGCGATACATCCACTCGATCTGGGTTCTCATCCGGGAAATCGGATTGAAGCCGTAGGTCGAGCCCGACATGACATTGCCGGCGCCGAGGCCGAGGCCGGCGGCGAGGTTCTGAAAACTATCGGTGGAAAACTTAGTGGTCGGCGCCGATCCGGCCTGGATACGGATGCGCGGCTTGCTATCAGACATTTGGTAGGTTTCCTTGTGTTTTAGCAAATGACATTTTTCCCTTGACATCGGACCAGGAAAATGCCAGGATAAGAATTGAAAAGAGAAAGGTAACTAGGAAATGACCCCGACTCAGATGAACGCCGTCCTTGCCGTCCACAGCGCCCGCGCGGTGCCGATCATCCCCGCTGGCTGGCAAGTGCCAAATGGTTACACACTACACGGCCCACGCGGCAACAAGACAGTAGTGACGGTGGACGCCAACGGCAACGTGAGTGACTTCCAAATCAACCTTTGGCTGGACGGCATCGCCTACGGCGACCGGAAAGCGGCACGATGAGCGACGCTGTCTTAGCCGTCCTGCCACGGTTGACCGTCAACGCCGCCTGGACACTGAGACAGCACAACCCGCAGGCAGTAAAGCCTAATTTTCTCGGCCACGTTTCCCTCGGTCACGTTTCCACTGGCCTGGGAAAATGGACGTACCTCGCTGCCCGCGGTGTTTTTCTCAATCTACAAAAATGTGGTTGTGCTACAGAAGTTCCTCGAAATTCCGACCACGACACGGTTTGGCTTATCACACCACTCGGCATCGAAGTGGCTGCCTATCTAAAAGAGCATTGGGATGAAGTCCGACGCGTATTCCGTGATCCATATCTAAAAAGGAAATAACGGATCACCACCGCGGTGCAACCCGTTTAACGATTTTTGTTAACTGGTGGTGGCATAGCATCAATATGCGCGGCCAAAGTTTTCTGCATGGTCAGGCTATTGATATAAGTAAACCCCACACCCAGCACGGCGACAACCGCCATGACAACCGCAATCGTGGTGGTGATGCGCGAGGTTGACGCGGT